GCATCCGGCGTGCACGAACCGATCAACAACGACCGATGGCCCCGAACCTACGTACGCACCGTCGCCAACATGGTCGTCCGTGTACTCCACAACCCGCGCGGCTTCCTCTCCGAGGCCGTCACCATTGACGACTACCGGCGCGAGTACCGACGTGATGCCGCCGTGTCCGCGGGGGTTCTCTACGTCACCGATGCCGAGCTTGACGCGCTAACCCCGCAGTCGAGTCGCAGGGGCGGCGCGTTCACGATCGTCCTCGGCTGATGCTCGACGAACTGGCGGTTCTCACAGAAGGCCGCACCGCCGCCGAGGACCGCATGAAGGAAACCTGCACGATCACCGCTGCGGGTGCTGACCCGGTTCTGAACGAGGAGTCGGGCGAGTACGAGTCCCCGGCCGCCGCTGTCTCTTATACGGGTCCGTGTCGTGTGAAGTTCGGTAACCAGCAGCCCCGGGATGTTGATGCGGCTGGTCAGGCGCTTGTTGAGCAGGCTGTGGAGCTTCATCTGCCGGTGTCTACTTCGGTTGCGGTTGGGGTGGGCCACATGGTCGACGTCACCGCGTCTGTGACTGATCCGGGTCTGCCGGGGATGCGGTTCCGGGTGCTTGGCGAGTTCGCGGGCACGACGACCGCGCGCCGGTTGCCTGTTGAGGTGGTGTCCGAGAGTGGCTGACGGTTTCGTCGTTGATTTCTCGGAGTTGGATCGGCTTGCTGCGGATCTCGATGAGGTCCCTAAGGCTGCCGGCAAGTTCATCCACAAGGCCGTCGAAGTGACGGCCCGGAATGTGCGCGACGACTGGCGGAAGAACGCCTCCGGTCTGGCACACGCCCGCGCGTTCCCTTTCTCCATCACCTACGACATCGGGGCTGGATACAACCAGACCCTCGGGCAAGCGGCGGTATCGGTGCTCAGTGGGAGCATTTCCACCGCTCGCTCGTCCACGGTGACCGCCGAGATTGGTCCCGACAAGACACGGCCGCAAGGGGCGCTCGGCAACCTGATCGAGTTCGGTTCGGTCAACAACCCCCCGCAAGGTCTCGGGCACGCGGCCCTGCTACGCAACGAGGCCGACTTTCAGCGCGGTCTTGAGATCGCCATTCGCGACGCGGAGAGGGAAGCGGGCCTGTGACTGATCTCACTTACTCGGCGCGCGCCCACAAGATGGCCGTGCTCGAGCGGCTCCGTGAAGACCCGTTCCTGGCGACCACCACGTTCGAGGGTGTCGTCACGAACCGGCCCGCCCGGTATTGCACCCTGTTCGCGAACAACGGCCCAACTGAGGTGTCCCGGTTCTCCGGTTACGAGTCGCGGGTTCTGTTTACCTACTGGGTTCACTCGGTGGGGACCACACCAGATCAGGCGCAACTCGTGGGCGATCACGTTCTAGGGCAGCTCCTCAACGCCCGACTATCCGTCGCGGGTCGCCGTTGTTGGCCGTTGCGGCACCCGGCGTCACAGCCAGTGCAGATCGACCGGGACGTGACCCCTGCTCTCTGGTACGGGGTCGACCAGTTCGACCTTGTTTCCGATCCCGCCTAGGCGCGGTTCCTGTTCTATCCGTGGGCGCTCATCAACTAGTAGAAGGAGACGCCAAACATGGCTCTTGAAGATGTCCCGCCTGGCGTCGCTTCCGACGGCGCGGGCCTTGTCCTGTTCGTCGAGACCATCGCCGACGCCGCCGCCCCGACTGCCGCCGAGCTGAACGCTGGCGACAAGATCACGTACTCGATCACGGGTGATGGCTACAGCCATGACGTGACCGAGAACCGGGTTACCGCGAACCGGCTGACTCTGAAGCAGTCCATCCAGTACGCGGGCACCATCGAGGACACTCTCGAGATCACGTACGCCGCCACCTACACGGAGACGGATGTTGCGCGGACCCTGCTGCCGGAGGGCACCGCGGGGTACATCGTGGAGCGTTGGGGTGTCCCGAACGAGGACCCCGTCGCCACTGGCGATCTGGTGACCGTGATTCCGGTGAAGGCGGGCGTGCAGCGCTCGAATGCCCCGGTGACGAACCAGGAGCTGACGATCACCCAGTCGCTTCTTGTGACGGGCACCGTTCACCGTCTCGTGGCCGTCGCCGGCGCGTAACGCATCTAGACCCCTGGCGGGCGTAAACCAGCCCACGGAGCGCCCGCCAGGCTCCAACTAATTCGTGGGCTTCCGGGGAGTGGACATCGTGGGTTTCCTAGAGGATTTGGCGGCGCAGAAGTCCGCCGAACGTCAGACGGCTGATGTTGAGATTCTGCTGAACGGGCACCTGTACAGGTTGCATGTGACGCAGATGGACGGCATGGAGTGGGCGTCCATCGTGGACAAGTACCCGGCACGGCCGGGGATCCTCATCGACCAGCGGTACGGGTACAACCTGCGCGCCCTGACGAAGGGTGAACTCCACCGTTGCGCTGTCCTCTACGACGGTGACGATGTGGTGCCGCTGCGCCGCGACCCGATTGGGGCGAAGAACCGCGTCGATCAGTGGGCGGACCTGTTCAAGGCAATTGACGGGAACGCCACTCAGCGAGTGTGTGACGCCGTGTGGGGACTCAACGAGTACGACCCCGAGCAGGCGGTCATCGCCGCAAAAAAAGCGCTGAGCAGCTTCGCGAGGAGCTGACCCTAGCCCTCCGTCTTGGGGTGTCCCCGCGCCGCTTGTTGGGGTGGGAGCCGCGCGAGGTGACCGAATACCGGCGTGACGACACGGGCCGCCTGGTTGAGACGGTCACTCACCGGGAGCCGGAGTTCGACCGGGAACAGGTGGCGCTTCTCCTTGCCCATGTGCGGGCCGAGAAGGACATCGGATCGCACGGGCTCCCCATCTCGGAGACGACAAGCCCCAACGTGGGCAAGCCGGGTCACTACACCTACGAGGTGCTCGGTCCGACTCGTGATGCGGCTGCGGAGAAGCTCGAGCGGGCGCGGAAGAAGTATTACGAGAAGTGGCCCGACGCTCCCCGCGAAGCGGACCTCTGGTCGGTGCGCCGGGTCGACATCCCTCTACCCCTTACGGAGTAGGAAACCGATCGGTCCTATCGAAGCCGGTCGGGTGGCATTAACCACTTCCCAGCCCTCCGCGGCGCACAGCCGATTTAACTCTTCGCTGGCATAGCGGGCCACGTCTTCACTGCGCACCTCGCGTCCCGTGGTGGGCAGGCTCACGTATTTGTACTCGGTCATGGGCCGACCCTAAACGGACGGGTGGTGCTTGCGCATGGCGGATCGCACCACCAAAGTCAGCTTGGTCGCTCAGGCCAGCGGATACATCGCGGAGATGCAGCGGGCGTCGAAGGCGACCCGGGATCTCGGGTCCGAGGCTGAGAAGCTCGCGAACAAGCGTCAGGGGTTCGAGCAGCTCGGTCGCGCCGCCCTGGCCGTCGGTGTGGTCGCGGCCGCCGCCGTGGGCCTCGCTGTCGCGAAGTTTGTCGAGTTCGACCGCGCCATGTCGAACGTGCAGGCCGCCACGCAAGAGACCGCCGAGAACATGGGTCTCCTCCGCGAGGCCGCGCTACAGGCCGGTGCGGACACCGCTTACACGGCAGCGGAAGCGGCCGGCGCGATTGAGGAGATGGGCAAGGCAGGTGTCTCAACCGCCGACATCCTCAACGGCGGCCTGAACGGTGCCCTCGATCTGGCAGCGGCGGGACAGTTGGACGTCGCCCGCGCGGGTGAAGTCGCCGCCATTTCAATGAAACAGTTCGGACTTGCCGGTCGCGACATACCCCACATCGCGGACCTACTCGCGGCCGGTGCCGGGAAGGCTGCTGGCGACGTCGAGGACTTGTCCCAGGCGCTCGGACAGTCCGCGCTCGTAGCAAATCAGACTGGCCTCAGCATCGAGGAAACCACGGGCACCCTGGCCGCGTTCGCGTCGGCCGGTCTCCTCGGCTCGGATGCGGGCACGTCACTGCGCACCATGCTTCTCCGTCTGACCCCGCAGTCCAAAGAGGCGGCGGACAAGATGAAGGAGCTCGGATTCTCCGCGTTCGACGCGTCCGGTGAGTTCATCGGCATGGAAGGGCTGGCCGGCGAGGTCGCCGCGAGTTTCGGGGACATGTCGACTGAGTCGCGCAATGCTGCCCTGTCCGTCATCTTCGGGCAGGACGCCATCCGTGGCGCGAACATCCTCTATGCGCAGGGTGCCGAGGGCATCGGCGACTGGGTCGAGAACGTCAACGATTCGGGATACGCCGCCCAGGTGGCCGCCGATCGCCTGGACAACCTGTCCGGTGACATCGAGAAGTTGGGTGGGGCGCTCGATACGGCTCTCATCCAGACGGGCTCTGGTGCGAACGAGATCCTTCGGCAGATCGTGCAGTCCGCCGAGTTCCTCGTCAACGCCGTCGGCGACCTTCCGGAACCTGTCCTCGGCGTGGGGCTGGCGCTCGGCGGCCTTGTGGCTGCGGTTGGGCTAGTCGGCGGCGCTGCCCTCATCGCCGTACCGAAGGTCGCGGCGTTCAAGGCGGGACTCATTGATCTCGGCGTCTCCGGTCGGAAGGCCGCTGTCGGTATCGGTGCAGCCTCCGTCGCAACCGCTGCCGCCTCTCTTGCGATCGGCTACTTCGTATCCATAGCCGCCGACCAGGCGGCCCTTGTGGACGAGTTGACCGACTCGTACGACAAGGCGACTGGCGCGATGACGAACTACACGCGCGAGATCGTGAAGCGGAAGCTCGCCGACTCCGGCGCTTACGACGTCGCCCTCAAGCTCGGGTACGCACAGGATCAACTCACCGATGCGGTCCTCAAGGGGGGCGACGAGCTCGAGGAGATTCAGCGGAAGGTGTCGGGCGAGAACACGATCGCCAACTTCTTCAACGGCTCCGGCATCGCCGCGGGCAACGCCTCCCAGGCGCTACGGGATGTCAGTGCGGGGCTTGAGGACAGCAAGACGAAGTACGAGAACCTTGCCGCCGCTGGTGAGGACGCCGCTGGCACGACCGACGACAACACGGCGGCGCTCAACGAACTCTCCGGCGCTGCCGCTGACGCGGGCACCGAGGTCGAGGATCTCGCCGACCAAATCCGTAACCTCGGTTCAGTACAACTTGACGTCGACGCGGCGACCCGCGCGGTTGAGAAGGCAGTTGACGATTTCACGGAAGCGCTCGCCGAAAACGGGGCGACCCTTGACGCTGGCACCGAAGAGGGACGCGCAAATCAGGAGGTCGTTGAGGACACTGCGGCGGCTTACCGCGACCTTGCGGCGTCCCTGTACACGCAGACCGGGTCGATGGAAGAGGCGCGGGGGGCGATCGAACGGGGCCGGCAAGCGGTCATCGATCAGCGCATTGCGTTCGGCGACACCGCCGAAGAGGCTTCGGCGTACGCCGACTCCCTTGGCCTGATCCCGGACAACGTCAACACGATCGTCACCGCTGACACGACACAGGCTGACCCGGCCCTCCTGGCTGTGATCAGCAAGTTCAACCGCATCAACGGTGCCGTCGCCACCAGTTACGTGGACATCATCACCCGCGACTATTCACAGGGCGGCGGGGGCGGCTCCCATGGCGTGTCCAGGGGCGGCAAAGACGGGAACCCAAAAACCCCTTGGGCTACCGGTGGGTTCACCGGGTCCGGCGGCAAGTACGAACCGGCAGGGATCGTTCACCGGCGGGAGTTCGTCTCAACCGCGGAGACCACCGCGAACCCGTACAACCGTGCGGCGCTCGAATACATGCATCGGGGCGGTGTGATCCACGGGTATGCGGGCGGCGGGTACGTCACCGGTAACGGTTCCGGGGCTTCCGCGTCCGGTCCTGCGATTCGGATCGAGAACTTCAACGTGAACAACCCGCGCCAGCTCACCGCGCAAGGGTCCACTGTTTCCGGGTTGCGGCAGATGTCGATGGAGTTGGGACTGTAATGGCGGACGATCTCCTCGTCGATGGTGTCTCCATCGAGTCGGGGTTGCGACACCTTCAGTTCGACGGGTGGGGCGACATGTTCGCCACGTCCGGGGTCAAGGGCGGCAACTATGACGTGCCCGGTAGGCACGGTCAGGTGTGGCACCGCAAGGCCCGCGACGTCGGGATTGTGTCGTGTCGCTTCTCAATCGAACCGCAGGGCACCGACATCGACACGTTGATGACGGCGACGAACACGGAATGGCTGCGTATTCTGCGCATGTTCCCTCGCCGCCGCACCGTGAACCTGACCCGCGTCATCACCATCGATGAGGGCAACGGCCCGACGGTGGTGCGTCAGACCGCGCCGGCCGAGTTGGCAGAGGCGATCGCACCGAACTGGGTCACCCACTCGTTGCAGACAGGCATCCTTACGTTCCGTCTTCTGCATGGTGCGTGGTTCGACGAGACCTATTCGACGTTCAACATCCCCAGCGGTGTGTCGACGTTTGTTCCGGTGTCGGGTTCGACGGATACGGCGACTGTGGTTGTTGATTTGACGGCGACCGCGGCGGGTGTGCAAACCCTGACGAATGTGTCGGCGGGTGTGTCGTTGTCGTATGCGTGGACGGCTGATCGGGTGGGTTCGGTTGTGCGGGTGGATGCGGGCGGGTTCACCGTCCTTCGGTACCCGCCTGCCAGTGCGCCGGCGGTGTCCTCGTTGGCGTCGTTCTCGCATAGCGGCGACCCGCGGTTCATGATCCTCGATCCTGATTTGGGTGATAACGAGTTCACGTTGAACACGGGTGCTGCGGTTCTCAACTATCGGGGTGCGTGGCTCTGATGACTGTTGAGGTGCAGTTGTGGGACCCGCCGATGACGGTACAGGCGACGGTCATTGGGGATGCGTTGCAGGCGTCGTTCCGTGACGCGCGTAACGAGACGGGTTCGGGGACTCTGGTTCTTCCTCACACTTCCGCGAACCTGGCGTATTTCACTACTCCTTACCGGGTTGTGAAGCATGTTGATGATGGGCGTGAACTGTTCGCGTGGGTGGTTGAGGATGTGCGCCCCACTGTGACGGATGACGCACCAACAATCACGGTCAGCGGGCGTGGGATTCTGTCGTGGCTTGAGGCTGGGACGGTGTATCCGGCGCGTGGTTGGCGGCGTCGGTCGAAAACGGACCGTCAGTTCGGGTTTGGTGCGAACGACGTTTTCGACGGTGCGTTGGGTGCCACGTTCGCTCCGTCACAGTTGGTGTCGACGACTGCGATTCCACCGGGTTGGCCCGCGACGACGGTGGAACGGATTTGGCCGACGAATCCGAACGGCCCGACCGCTGCCGGCACTGAGGCGTGGTTCATTCGCGGAATCGTCCCACCCGCCGGCAGGTACCGGATCGATATCACCGGCGACGACATGTGTGAAGTGTGGCTCGACGGTGAGAAGATCATCGACTTCGACGGCCGCGACTACATCAACGTGGGCACAACTCAGTCGCGGACGTGGCGGGGGCTGCTGTCGGGGGACACTCACTGGTTGGCTGTCAAGGGTCGGCAGATTGACGTGGTCGACCTTGCGGACTTGGGCATTGATCCGATCCCGGCGAACACGGGGCCTGCATGGGTTGCGCTGCGGTTGGCGTCGATCACGTCGGACACTGATGCGGGGTCTACCTATTTGGTGACTGGCACGGACTGGGATTCGACGTTGCAGCAGCCGGGTTGGACGCCCGCGTTCACGTTGCGGTTGATGATCGACGAGGCCGTGTTCCGTGGTGTTGACCGGGTGTATTGGACGTCATACGCGTTCGGTCATGAGACGGATGAGTTCGGGGCGCAGTTCCCCCACAACGTGAACCGTTCCTGGCCGGTTGGGACGGACCTCCTCAAGCTCGCCACGGACCTTGTCGAGTCCGGTGTTGATGTGTGGGCAACCCCCGACAAGGCGTTGCACATGGCGGTGCAGCGTGGGCAGGACAAGACCGAGACCGTGCGTCTGTTCCCGGGTGGGAACCTCACCGCGTACGGGTTGATCCGCCGCTACCGGGTGCGGACGGCGGCACTTGTGAACACGGGTGATGGTTGGGCGGAGATCACCGACCCGGACGGTGTCGCCCAGTACGGGCGCGTTGAAACCCGTATTGACGCGACCGCGATCGACTCGATTGTGCAGGCCGCGAACTTCGCCGCCGGTGTCCTCGCGCCGCTCGCGCACCCGTCCCTCGAAACGGACGGCGACCAAACCACCCTCATCCCCGAGAACGTGATCCCTTACCGGGACTTCGGTGTCGCGGACGTCATTTCGGTCCCTGACTTCGGTGGCGGGTACACGACCGCCACCGTGCAGGCGATCTCTTGGCGGAAGGGTGACCCGGATCAGTGGGCGCTTGAGCTGGATTTGGCCCAGCAGGGGGCACGTCGGGCGTCGCAGTCGACGACGCAGCGCGTGTTGACGGTTGCTCAGCAGGGTGGGGCGGCGTCGGCTGGCGGGACCATCCAGTCGGCCACGAAGTGACTAGGAGAGTCTGATGACTGCCATTCCGGCGACCGCGCTCGGCGAAATCCGACTCGACCTGAACGACCTCCTCCTCAACGGCACCGACGCCGGTGTTGGCGGGTACGCGTACGTGTGGCCGAACCTGGCACCGGGCACCATCTACCGGGCATCGAATGTGGACCCGTTGGTGGCGAAGAAGCACCGGGTGACGTTCTCTGCGGCTGGTTTGGTGCAGGACCCGGCGACGGGTGCGTACCCGTTGGTCCTCGCGTCGAACGCGCCTGGGGCGTCCTATGCGGGGATGCAGTGGGTGTTGGGTGACTTCCATCTCACTGGGCTCACGTCGCAGCAGCAACCCGCGGACCGGTACTTCGAGGTGCCTGCGCAGTCGTTCGTGAACGTGGGTCTCATCGTCGACCCTGCCCAGCAGCCCGCCGTGCGAACCATCTACGTGGACACGGCACCGATCCTCACCGCACTGAACACCACCGACTCCGCGGTCGCGAACCTCGTCAACACGTCGTCGAGCACCCGCACCGCACTGGACACCCGGTATGTGCAACCGGCCGTCACCGACAGCCTCGACACCCGGGTCGACACGCTCGAGGCCGGGACAAGCCACACCACCGTGCGCAACCGGTTCTGCACGGTCACCAACTCGTTCACCGCCACCACGTTCGCGGACTTCACCGGTGCGGACGCGACCGCCCTCGCCATGACGTTCACGAAGACACGGGCGGCCACGAAACTGGTCGTCAACCTGACCGGGGTGTGCGAGCTCACCACCGGTGTGGTGCAGAACGGGCACCTGGGCATCAGCGTCAACGGTGTCGACTATGAGGTTGGGCGGGCACGGTTCCCGGCGGGCGCGTCGAACAACCGTCGCACCATCACCGGGGTGATCGAGATCACCGGTGTTGCTGCGGGGACGTTCACGGTCAAACCGCGGTTCCGTGCGACCGCGTCATCGTCCACGTTCGGGTTCTACGCGGACGACATGGTGTCCTACAGCATCACAGAAACCCTCTGATGAACGACCCCATCCTCATCGACGGTCACACCGTGGACCCCGCCACCGCGGACCTGTTCTACGACGGGGACACCGGTGAACGGGTGTCCGATGAGGAGTGGGACGAAACCCAACGCCGCATCGAACTCGCGGAGGCGCTCAGTGCCGACACCTGACGCCATCCGGTACACGGCACTCAGCGAGTCCGCACCCCGCACCCGCAAGGTCGACACGTTGCAAATCCATCACGCGACGACCACATCTCTGTCGGGGCTTGAGGCGCTCATGGCACCGGGTGGGCGGACCGTGTCCGCGAACGAAGCGATGGGTTCGGACGGGTACCGGGTGGGGAAGGTACCACCGAACCGGCGTGCGTTCACCTCAGCCACCGTGTTCGATCACCAGTCGTACACGGTGGAGGTGTGCAACACGTCCCTCGCCCCGTCGTGGGGCGTGAGCGACGCAGCCCACGAGGCACTAGCCCGACTCGCGGTCGAACTGTGGCGGGAAGGGATGCTCGGTTCCCTGACCCGCCGGCACATCATCGGCCACAACGAGGTCCCCGGTGCGTACGCGACCGCGTGCCCGGGGCCGTCGATGAATCTTGCCCGGGTTGTGTCCCGTGCGCAGCAGTTGCAGGCGGCCGGGTACGCCGGTCTCGAGACGCGCCCTTTGGAGGACGACATGTTCGATGATCAGGACCGTAAGAACGTGCAACTCATTGCGGACACTCTCACTCGTGGGATCGCGAATGTGAAGCACAACGGTGAGGTGTGGGACATGCTCAACCGGCTCGCGAACACCTCCCTGATCTCCGCGCGGGTGTGGGACGTCGCCGACACGAACCCCACCGACGTGGACCCCAACCGGATGGGCAACCAACTCGTAGCCATCCGTCAGGCGGTCCAGAAGATTGCCGCAGACGGACCAGCAGCGGGGAGTGGCATGGCAGCCCTAACCGATGTGGACCTGGCGAACATCGCGAAAGCGGTGGTCGACGAACAGTCACGTCGACTGTCCGCCTGACCGACGCACCCACCCTCCGGGGTGACACACCTGGGGGAACCATGCTGTCTGTCCTGAAACGACTGTGGGCGCAAACCGTGTGGGCGGACGGTGCCATCCCTCCCGAGGAGTGGCGATACCGCAGCCTCAAACGGTTCTGGTATCCGCTGGTCGACGTCGTCTACGTCCTCCTCGGGGTTGCCGCGATCCGGTACGGCGTCCCCGCGATCAACCACTACTTCCCCGACGAGTACGTCGACTTCTTCGGGTGGGGGCTCATGTTCTGGGCGGGCCTCGCCCTGATCGGTGTCAGTTTCTACCGCCTGTGGTGGCTTGAGGTCATCGCGAAGTGTGCGCTGGTGGGGCAGATGGTCACCTATGTGGCCGCCCTGTTCTCTCTCACCCGTGCCGGTGATGACGGGCGCGGTTTCGTTGCCGGGGTCGCCATCCTCGCCGCCGTTGTTCTCCTCATGCGTTTGTCCGTTGTTGCCCACGAGTGGCAGGAACGGAAGACGATGCGGGCCAGCGACTCCGTCAACCACGACCCGTGGAACGCGGCTGGGCAGCAGGAGATCCGCGACGGTCGGGAACCCCTCGGATGATCGCGGTTGAGCAGTGGGTCCTCATCATCGGTGCGCTCGCCACCCTCCTCACCGCGTTCGGGGTGTTCTACACGGCGTTCAAGAACAGCAAGAACAACCAGGCGACTACGAAGGCGAACATCGACGCCCGCATCGACGCCCGAGTTGATAAGGAAATGGCTCGCCTCGAAGCGACCATCGAGGACCAGGGCCGGTCCCTCGCTGACGCTCACGAAAAGCTCGATACGGCACACGACGAGATCGTCGCTTTGAAAGACCAACTCCACGGTGAGAAGCGGGCACGTGACGCGGTCGAGGTGACCGTAGCGAAACTGGCCGCTCGCAACGAAGAGATCATCGCCCACGTCCTCACCCTCGAAGCCGGCTACCCGAACCCGCCAGGACCCCCACCACGGCCCTGGAAAACCATCCCCAACATCAACTAGGAGCAGCCATGTCCACGCCTCAGCCCACTCAGACCCCGAACGTTGTCATCGAGGACCCGCGAGTCCGCAAGGCGATTCGAACGGTTGTCGACGCCATCGGCGGCATCACGTTCATCGCCGGCGCGGTGGACCTCGCGAGCGCCGACCTCGACTTCGCGTCGGTGACCATCCCGGTCATGGCGGCTTACACGGCTGCGCGCGTGGTCTTCGGGTTCGCGGTCGACAACACGAACACCCCCAAGTGACCGGACCGGATGAGTCGGCGTGGGACGCCTACGAGGACCCCGCGTGGGGTTCCGAACCGGAGTGCTGTACCTGATCTTCCTCGCCGTCTATTGCATCGTCGGCGCACCTTCCCCCGCTGAACCCGCCCTCGACTCCCTCTAACCGGAAGGCACCTCATGGCCATCGCAACCACGACACTCCGCAACACCCTCGCCACCGCATACGGGACCGCCGCCACCCACGCGGCCCTGTTCACCGCAGACCCCGGCACCACCGGATCCGTCAGCAACGAGGTCACCGGCGGCACCTACGCCCGCAAACCGATCACCTGGTCCGCCGCGTCAAACGGGACCATCACCGGCAGCGTCACGTTCGACGTTCCCACCGGCACCACAATCACTCACGCAGCTGTCACAGGTGGGCTGACCGGTGCGAACCTCCTCGACCGGGTCACCGTCACGTCGCAGGCGTTCTCGAGCGCGGGGCAGTACACGTTGAGCCTCAGCTACACGCAGAGCTGATAGGCGCAGACCGGCGGCACCATGTCGCCGGCCAGCCAGTGACCCGCGCCGAGGAGGCCACCAATGGCGGTTCCATCCGGAGCATTCGCCTGGTACGAGGCGCGCCAGCAAACCGGCGTCGCGAACAACACGAACCTCAGCTCGTTGCCCGACCAGTCCGGCAACGGGTAC